CCGGTCGTCGGGGGCGTCGAGGTGAAAGCCGGCGGCGGCGTCACTATGTCTACTCGGGATGAGGGGGGACCCATCCAGAGTTGACAGCCCCTCGTGGAACCTAGCGAGCAGCTAGGTCGCACGACGAGACCCATCTGTCCCTAATCCTAAGGACAGGCCTCTGCGGTACTCCACTACGCCAATGATTTAACGGCGAGGGAGATTCAGTGAAGAACTGAAACACCGCAGAGTCGTCATTCACAGGGGTTTTAGGCTGCGTGCCGACAAGGCATGGCAGTAAAACCTCCTCGCGCATGTAAGACGGGTTCCACCTGGTCCTGAAACCAGAGTAGTCCACCTGAGTGCGCGAGTACAGTGAAATGACACCGAGTTCGGCTTTGACCATCGGCAGTTTCCTGCCCCTGGTCAGGGTCGACGCGATGTACTGAGCGCTATGCATGAGGAACTTCTCGACGAAGTTCCTGTGCACAGCAGAGGTCATCGCTACAGAACTCGGTTTGCCCGTGCACAGGCCCTTCCAGTAAGCAGGAGTAACTACCTGCCCATCGAAGGCTTCTACACCGCAGCTCTCTCGGAACCTCCCGGTTACGAAAGACTTGCTAGTGTTAATCTTGAAGTGTAAACACTCCAAGGCCTGTGTACAAAGCTCCCAGGAATCTTTAGGGACGACGATGTCGTCACCAAAGACGGCGACCTCCCCAATAAGGGTCCTGATGTTCTTCTCGGAGATCTTCAGGGATCTCGTCACTAAGACGGAAGTCAAAGCGACAGAGAGGAACAACAGAGACTCAACTGGGAAGGTCACGGCGCTACCCATAGTTGCGAACTTGCGCAACTTGTGTCTCTCTCCGGAAGGGAGAAGTACACTAAGGGTGCGGCTAGCAGCCAAGGCTCTCAAGAGGGGCGGGTTCGCCCTGAAGAGAGCTTCGACTGCCTGGGTCGTGACGCGATCTGACGCACTTGACAAGTCAAGTGTAACAAGATCGCCGCTCCTAGAGCCCCGTAGACAGAGATCCTGGTTGAGGGTCTGATCGCGAAAGCGACAGAACTCCCCGATCCAGGTTCTTCGAGCCTGAGAACAAAAGTAATGCCAGATATTCTGCTGGCACCACTGATGCTCGGAGGGCTCTGCGGCGATGAGCCGCGGTCTAAGGTAAGTCTTAGGAACACAGATGAGGCGAGACGATGGATCAATCGACCCAACGTCACGATCATCCACAGACCCAGCCCAACTGCTGTAGTTGTGGAAACCACAATCAGCAATTGGGTATTGCCGCTCAAGTCGGTCACTCCAGTTCCTCCAAACGTACTTGTTGGTGGGACCGGTGGCCTCCGAGATAGCGCCAGGGCCGTGTCTGTGCTTCCACTCATCCGGCCTGTAACGGCCGAGGGTGGAAGCGAGGATACCTGAAACGGTGTCCAGGTTCCCCAGGAACTTGACTAGGTCAGGGTCGCGGTACCCAAACGAGGTGAAACTCGTAGAAGGTACATGACTAAGCGACTCTGGCCCCTCGGACCAGAACCCGGAGGGTCCTGGTAACGAGACGTCAAGCTCAACGAATTCATTGATCTCGCGATCTTTGGATCGTTGAGAGCACTCGATCTCGGTCTTCTTAGCGAAGCAGAGGATCTGCCTCAAGAAGAAGATAGCCTCGATCGAGGGCTTATCCAACAGACTTCCGTCCTCTTCGAAAACGAGTAGGTAGAGTCCCCGGAGAAACACCGGGATCACTACCCGATCAGAGACGGCCCTTGTACAGGGAAGTCCTGATCGTTTGTACTCGCCGGCTGCCAAGCACTTGTCAAGGTGCTTGCCAGCAGCAGGCAGGTCGGCCACGTAGAAGTGGATTCCCCGACTGTCGGAGAGGCTACGGAGGCGTAGGAGATCTCTCTCGAACTCCTCACGTAGGGTTGGGAATGCATAGCAAGCGTCCCTCACAAGACGCTCAGCGATGCAGCTCAGCTCTTTAACGTACCGGTTAGACATAGGTATTTCTCCAAATGTCGTACGCGATGCGTTAGAGACCCTTACGTCCGG